ATGATGTGTTTTAGTTTATTAGAATGGTAATTCCTCGTCAGGTGACATACCTGCTTGTGGGTCCACAGGTGTACCACCGAATACTTCAGTAGCGTCATCACCGTAAACATATTTTTTAGCTTCCGAATCCCAACGTGGAACTTCACCACGAGCGATTGCTTCCAAGTACTCAACAGGTTTCTTAGAGTAAACGTCAGCCCAAGTTGTTGGGTCGTTTTTCCAAGTGTCCAATTGTTCAGGGTCTTCCGACAATTTACTTGGGTCATCATACATTACAGTTTGAATTGATGTGTATTCTTTTCCTTTTGGTGTTTTTGATTTAACCAATTGAATAATCAAATCGCGTCCTTCATTTGGGTCGGTCAAATTACCTTTAGCTCTCCAAATTGGAATGATTTTGTCCAAGATACCATCTTGCTTATAGTTGTGTTTAAATCTCCAAAATTTAACACCATCCTCTTCATGGTCTCGGTCAATGACCTTAACAATGTAAAATTTACGAGCTTTGTACTGTGCCGCCAAATCTTTGTCAGTTTGTTTGCCAGTTTTCATAAGTTCTTCGTAAACCTCAGTTAAAGGTGAACGTCCACCTTCATTTTTGTCGGGGTCATAAAATTTGTTGTAAGTACCATTTACCTGAATTTCGTGGAACCATACCTCCTTGAAAGGAGATGAACCATCGGTAGTTGGGAGGATTCTAATTCTTCTTTGTCCTGAATTTTCACCTTTAGGAAGAATAGCCGCGAAATAACGCTTCATTCTGTCTTCTTGTGACATCATTGGTTGGTCACCAAATGGTTTTGTGTTTTGTTCGTACTGCGCCAAAACGGCATCAAATGTTTTGTCTGTCATCATAATTGTATTTTTTATCTTTTAATGTAAGATAAGTATAATACAATTTTTTCAGAAATCAAATTAGTTTTGTAAACCAACGTCAAAAGATTTTCTAACATTCATCTTGTCGTAGTTTTCTACATCATCAGGTGTTAGAATATATTGTTCTTTTCCCTGTTGTTGCATTTGTGGTTCTTTTTCAGTAAAAAAATCAGACAACTTTTGACTGTAAGGACCGGAATCTAAAGACCTTAATTCTAATTTTTCTTGTGCAGTTTTTGGTCTGTATTGTTCAACTTTATCTTCAATTGAATTAATCTTTTCGAAGATTGAATCCATCTGAGCCAATTTACCCTCTAAGTCATTTAATTTAGACATCATTGAATTCATGTATTCTTCCTGCTTTGACTGCATGTCTTTCTGTGTGGTGACCAATTCTGTAATATCCAACTCTTCAGTACCACTATCATTTTTTCCACCTTCAGAATCACCCGTTTCAATTTCTTCAACATCAGGGTCGTTTTCAATATCAATAGGTGCGCCTGTTTCAGGTGCTGCTTCTCCTTCAGGTGGTGTAGCGCCACCTAATGTTGTATCATCAGCCGCAGGTGGTGGAGGTTCAACCGCACCAGGTTCATCACCCGCTGGTGGTGGAGGTAACGCAGCGTCTTGTTCAACAATATAACTGTTGATTTGATTATATCTTTTTAATTCCTCTAATATTGTTTTTGAAACTTTGTTTTCCATGATTATCCGTTTAATAATGTTTTAACACCCTGTGGTGTTTCTACTCTTAATGTTTTGTTTAATTTCATAGTGTTGTCCACTCTTTCAATCAAACCATCCTTTAATCTTACAGTATAACAGTCACCAGTCTGTAAATCACAAACTTCTTTATATCCGTTACCTAAATCTTTTTCGGCAATAACAGTATCTTTCTGTAAGTAGTTGTCCAATAAATTTTTTAAATTACTCATATTGTTTTTCTTAATAAATATAACGATTATTTAATTTATTACAAACCTGATATTTTTGCTTGTGTGTATGCCCATCTGGTGTTTGCCAGCCAAGTATTATAATTTGTATTTTGATTATATGGTACTGTAAGTGAACCTGATGTATACCAAGTATTATAAAATAACTTTATAATTGCTTGTATTTTTTTCTCATCATCATCAGCCTGATTAAAATATTCTTGTATCCTATTTTGGTTGATGTCTCTAAAGAAGTCTATACTATCTTTGACTGTATCAAAAGTTGCAAACGGTCTAGTAAAATTTTCACCTGTTGTTAAACATCTATATTTTTTAATTAACGATGAAGTAGCGCCTGGTTGTTTAATATCCACAGTAGCACCGTATAAATTATTTTGATTGTATTGTAATCTTACATCAGTATCTGTTGGGTTGCCCATCATATATAATACACAAAACATATACGTTTTTAATAAGGTATCTGTTGTTGAATTATTGATAAGTGTTACTAACTCATTGACAGTAATTGAACTTGAAATAAAGTTACTTGACTCAATTAGACCATAGATTGCTTTAATATTTTCACTACAATCTTGTACTGTAATATCTGTTGTTTGTACAATAAACCCTTGATAAGGTGTTCTGGCCGATAAAACAAGGTCTTTGGATTGCTCACCTGTGAAATACTGATTAGAATTATTATCAAAGGTAACCAAAGTATTGTTTGTTACAAATTGTTTTACTTTGTCCGATAATTTTTTTGAAAAATCTTCATTCACACTAGCCAAATCATCGGAAACTTTTGTATTGATATTCGCAGACACCCTTTGTCCGTTGAATTCTGTATTAAAACTTCCCGGACTAATACTATGTTTTACGTTTCTAATAATATATGTTCCATTAAACATAGGCATGTGTCTTAACACAAAATACATGGTTGGTTGAATCATGACATTACCTAATGTTTTTATGGTACTAGAATAGGAACGGTTTTTATAAAAATCATATAGTGATGTTGTTTGTTGCATGGTTTTTTTACCAGCCCCTTGATTTCCTAAATCAATAGTTGTTTGAATCTGTTCGGAGGATGTCACACCCTGTTCTTGATTTATATCAACAGATTTAAAAATACTTTGATTGATGGTTCCAAAATCCACCACAAAACCAACAGCTTTATTACTATTTTTTTCATTAGTAGAACCCTGTTGAATTATTGGATTGTTTGTTGGGTCACCCAAGTCAAAAGAATCACTTTTGAATGGATAACTTGGGTCATTTTCTAATGACAGGGTTTGCGATGGTCTATCTACGTATTGACACAAGAATTTTGGTGCAGAATTGATGTTATCCACATATGTAAATGTACTAAAAACATCATTGGCATTGTTTACAATCGACGAGTTTCTGTTTGTGTTACTTGCTGTTGATTTACCGTAGAAATTAATATAAGCTGGCATAACAAAAAAATTCATTCTGTTATCAGCAATCACTTGTCTAACTAAGGACATAATTGAATTTGATGAATTATCCCAAGTACAATATTTTCTGATAGTATCTGTATTGATAATCAATTCATCACCAATGTCACGATTAGCTTTATCAAAAAATAAAAATTCTTCAAATAGTAGTCTTTCTTTGAAGTTTCTACCAGCCACCCATTTATCGTTTACCGCTTTAAATAATTCCCATTGTTCAAGTTTTATTATGTCACCATCCAATTTCGAATCAACATTTTGTGTTGACTGTTGTTTTGGTCCATTAATAGATGATGGGAGCTTTAATCTAAATTGTTGTTCAATCGCTGTACGTTTGGTTTCCGCAACGTTTAAAATTGTTGAAATAGCATTAGCGAACGTTGTTGGATTATATAATGGATTTATATTCTTTTGAGTTGCATAAATTCTAATTAAAGGATATAACAATTCAATATTACGACTTATAAATGGAATTTCATTATCCCTAAAGAAATCATAAACAGTTGAACCCGTATTAGTATATTCAATACCTTTAATTGTTGAAAACCCTACGTATTTTTGTAATGCTTTCCAAACTTCGGGATATGCCGCTTTTGACTGTTCAACAGTTTTTCCACCCTCACTTGGTAATGGATTTGGGTCATTAGGATAAGAATTTACATATTGTCCACCATAATTAAAATCGGGACCTTCTGGTTTAAATTTTGGGTTTTTAGAAAAATACCCAAATTGTTGTCTATTAAACTTTTTTGGATTTCCATTTTTTAAGTATACTTTAATATTAACAAACTTACTCAAAACATCTGTAATTTCAGCAGCTTGTTGAGCACCTAAATTAATATTGTCTTTTCCTGATTGAGGTTTGATAAGGAACATTTTCTTAAATAAATTCACAATATTAGCATACGTTGTATTGTCACCTTCGGGTGAAAATATTTTTGATTGTCCACCCTTTTTACAGAATTCTTTAAATTCAGTTTCAAAAGAATCTAATTGGTCTTTAGAAAAAACACCAAATAAATCTTCAATTGAACTGTATTCAGTACCAATATCAAAATCAGGTTGATTTTCGGTTGTTCCTGTTCTAACATATTTCAGATATTCAAATGGTGTTGGTTGTTTAACTTTCAAATTATCAAACCATCCGTAGTTTGGCGCATTCCATAGTGTCTTAACACTACCGTTATACATTGGGTTTGAATTTTCAATATTTGAAATAGTTATTGGTGATGAATTTGTTGATGGTCTTAATTCAAAGTAGGATTGTTGGAATGGTTGTACACCAGAGGATGGGAATAAACACACATAACCTTCATATTGTGGTCCAAAAAAATTTGTATATTGTTGTGCAATATCAAGATATGAATAATAACTTATAATTGGTCCCTCTGGTTTGCTAGTATAGGTAAAACTATTAACAACCACCAATCCCTCATCTAAAACAGTAGTATTGTTTAAATCATATGTCTCTGCATTATTACCATCAACAAATAAATTAGTACCTGTAAAAATTTTATAAAAGTTATTTATTACTTTTGGATAAAACCCACTTTGGATACTATTAGAACCTATCAGTGTAAAATCTTGTGGTGTGGGATTTTCGTCAACGGGTATTTTATATGTTTTTTTTGGGTTTGAAGTAATTGGGTCATAATTTGTTTTGTAGTCAAAATCTTTCCAAATAGAAGTTAAGATATCTTCATTGTTTTCAATGTACTTTTTATATCGGTACCAAACTGAACCCATTTTCAATATCCAAGCGTATGGTAATTCGTGTACCGCTGAAAATTTATTTAAACTTGCAAATATATAATCCTTTTGGGTTCCATTATCACTATCGATATACTTTTCGTGAAGTGTTGAAAGTGGTAATGAGTTTAACAACAAATACCCAAGTTTTGTATATTTTTCATCTCCTGACGAATCACCCGATTCAACAATTGCATTAATAAAATACGGGGTGTTCAATAAACTTGTTGTTTGTGTAAATGTCAGATTGTTATCTGTTGTATATGTTAAGTTTCCTTCGGTATAAAACTTTTGAAGGTTGTTTCCATATCTTGTGTTATAAAAATTATTAATAGTTGTATGGGTTGTTGATGTATTATTATAACCCGTTTTGTTAGTTTGGTTTCTAGTTAATGGTGTAATATTTGGTCCTGAAAAATTATCAATTACTAATTTTTTGTCATTAAAACCATAACTATTAACTGTTGAATATCTATTATCTTTATTTGGTGTTCCTAAAAACTTTTTCACTCAGTAGTTGAAAACTATTATTAACTTGGTCGTTTATATAAGGTGTAACAAAATTCTGTAAGATAAAATTGTTCCATGTGGGTCCGGCTTGATTCTGACCAGCGGTTGTTTTTAAATAATTATATAAGGTTGTAGTGGGTAACGTATTGGAAATAACATTATTTAAATCACCAATTACTTGTGATTGAGTAACGTTATTAATTTCAAGGTCAGACGCTGTAAAAACTAAATCTTCTGTAATACCACTGATATAATATAAACCAGAATAAAATGTGTTTAGATATATTCTTTCATACATTTCATAAACATAGGTTTCAACAGGGACGTTTTGTTGGAGGTAAACATTGTTTTTAAACGGTATTTCAATCGCGTGTTCGGGTGTATATTTTATAATTAATTCAGTATTTGGTTTTACATTGGTTGTAAAATTTCGGTCTTTATTTAAAACTCCTTTAAGATATTCTTCAACAAATTCAACTTCAGGCCAAATAACAGGATTATATGACTGAGTTGATTCACTAGTTGATTTAGAGCCAGGATATGTCACCTCATATTCAACTTTACCCGATGTTTCTTTTTTCTGTACAAATTGTGGCCAAGGATAAACAAAATAATTTGGATTTTTGGTTGTTGTGGTTTGTATTGTGTTCTTACCTTCCTGAGATGGATTGGTCGTCAAAATTGATTTCAATCTCGCAGTATTTTCTCTTTGATTCCACGAGTTTGTATGAACATCATCCATTAATTGATAAAAAGCATCCACAGACGCCATTATAGTACCAATTACATTTCTTACGGTTGGTCTGAATTGTAAATCTTGTACATTGTCATTTTTTTTAATTTTGTCTTTCAAAACTTGGTTAAGTCGTTCTGATTCGTCTTTTGATTTTTGAATTATTTGTCCCTTGATATCTTGACTTGTTTTAACTTCTCTGTCAATCGTATAGTAATATAAATTACCTTTTGTAATATCAATATTGCCTTGGTTGTCAATCGAAAGTAATGTTCCATTGTTTTCCAATTCGGTTTTTAAATCTTTTTTGAATTTAATAAAATCAACGTCAGTATTTGGGTTTGTAACTTGTTTTCCTCTTTGTTGAAAGTAAGTTGCCTCGTAATTGATATCACTGTCACTAAATTTTACTTTAAAAAAGTCAACTTTGAAAGCTTTTTGGTCAAGTGTAATACTTTTACAAAGGTCTGTCGGCACAGATTGAAATTCTTTTAAACCATTGTTTAATATTGATGTTAATTCAGTTTCAACTTTTCCTGATAAATCAACATTGCTTTGTATTTCAACACCACTTTGACTGTTTGTTAAATTTTTTAATGGGTATAATTTTAAATTGTTAACGTTTGGAACTCCCGAATTAAATTCATTATTTAATACTAATACTTTAGAAGTTTCTAAATTAGTTTCACCCCATTGAACAATATTATTACTAAATTTATTTACTGATTCATTATATCTTTCTAATGCAACAATATTTGTAAAATCTAATTTTTCAAATTCGAGATTAACGAATTCAGTATATTTCTTTAACCTTTCCTGCATCTCGTTCAAGGTTATTACGGGTACGTTTTTGTCGATAAGACCGGCTTTTTTGTACTGTTCAAATACTTGTTTTATTTTTGAATATCCCTTAGATGTTGGTTCGACAGTTACTTCATTGGTAATACCAGTTCCGTTTTGTTGTACAGATGCCGTGGCTGAGTTAGGTGTGTTAACAGTTGGTATATTTGGTATGCTGGTTTGACTATACATGTGAGGTAGTGCAAACAAATACCCTAAACGAATATCATCCAACATCGCACTTGTTCTAGCAATGAACTTTAAATTGACCACATAATTACCTGTTGATGCTTCAAATGAGGCTTGAAAATTCAATAACATCAATTCATATTTAATCGACTTTCCGTAAAATCCCTTCAGAATTAATTCAAAAAGTGGATAGGGGTAATACAAAAAAACTGAGTACGGTGAATTTCCTCCTGTTTGGAATAAACTTTTACCCTGTACGTCTACTAATGTCATTGTTACGGTTGGTACACCATTGAATTTAATATCAACATTAATGTCTCGTATACCTAAGATTTGGGTATCTACAAAGTTTGTTTGTTGTGGATTTTGTCCATTGTTAAATTTAATCTGATTGATACCTCTCCCTTGTGTACTACCGGCACCAGTAATTTCATCCGTGTAACTTGTATCCAAAACATCTTTATCTTGTGGTTTAAGAAAATTTATAGATGCAACAGTTGTATTACTAATACTAGAATCCAAATCTGTACCTGAAGATAATTTTGTTCTTGGTACTGACTTCGCAATTAAATTTGCATACATGACAAGATTTTCTTGTTTGATAACACGGTCCTTTTTTACACCATTAGAACTTCTAACAGAGTTAGGGTCAATCAAAACAATGTTTGAATTTTCTTCATAGTATATATTTTCACTACCACCGAAATTATCTGCCATAATAATAGAATCTTGTTTGTACAGCGTTATTATAATCCTGAAGTGATGTAACCAAAGGATACGGAATTATAATAATTGAATTATCAGGAATGTCCCACTCTAAACTACCATATTCTTGGTTTGCTTGTAAAATCAACCAATTAAAAAATGGTGAACCATAATATTCTTGACTAATTTTATCTAATCTACTTACACCCGCTCTGAAGACATATTTGATGTCGGTACTTTTTCTTGGTAAATTCAAACCAGGAACAACGGTTTGCTCACCGTTTAATAAAAATTGTCCGTATCTATTATAGTAATCCATTAGAATATTACTTTACCATTGAATGTATTTTTTTCCTCATTACGGTTTTGTCCCGTATAAAGGTCTTTTAATCTACTTATTTCAGTATCCGTTGGTGATGTTTTAAGGGTCAAACCTGTTTTTCTTTTCTCTTTAATTAATGTTGTTACATCACCTGGCACATACGCTTTATTACTGCCTTTATTAAAGGCTTTGTCATAATCTGAAAAAATTTGACTCATTTTCTTTTTTTCATTATCAGCTGGTACTTTATAATTTTTAGTTAAACTTTCGCTAATAAATTTTGTCCAATCTTTAGTTGTAAACGAACCTGTAACTTGTGTTTCAAACGCTTTGTAATTATTCGCTAATTGCCATCCGAAAACTAAAAAGAATCTTTTATCTGCGGTGTTTGTTGGAAAACTACCACCCTCTAAAACATAAGTTTGGTCATCAGTATATGTTGATGTTATTATTTTTTTGGTTTCTAAATTGTTTTCTAATAAATTAATTAATGGTGAATAAGTGTTCATAACAGTACCAATTTCAGTTACAGTTGTTGCACTATCTATTGTATAAATTTTTGCAACACCCTTAGTATCAATATAACCATCTAATGTTTGAACTACATAGTTTAATTTATCTATATTTCTTGTCATCTCTAATTGAATCTTGGATAATTCATTACTTGTGTTTACCAGTTTGTCCGTAAACGCCACTTTATAATCGTTAACTAATTTTTTCAATTGGTTGTTAAAATTGGTTTGGTCAATAGATTTAAAGTTTTGCTTTAACATTTCTTGTTGAATGGTTAGTGAATTGTTATTGATGTCGTTTAGTAATCCACTAAATAAAGTATCGATTTTACTTTCAAACGTTGATTTACCAAAAATTGTCAAATCGGTTTGTGTTGCCGATGGGGCACCAAATTCATTCATCTTGCCAAATTTGTAATCACGGTCTTTTGTATATAACATTAATATACCACTGTTATATTGTTCACTAATTTGTTTTAGTTTGTTAAATTCACCACTTGTAAAGTTATCAAAACTTTTTATAAAGTCATTAACAATTTCTTTATATGCAACATTAACACTTGTTCCACTATTTTGAAATTTACCCTCTACAGAACCAATAGTAGTTCCACCTTCGTTTTGAAGATTTGTGTTTGTATTTTTAGGGGTGTCACCTGTAGGTTCTGTTTTTTCAATAAATTCTTTATTAAATGCGGAAATTTGTGAAGAATCTGTCGCTCTATCGTCATACATCTCTGTATTTGCAAAGAAATTAAACGACAAAGCATTTTGTAATTCGTCGACTGGTCCTTTTAATCCTTGACCACCAATAAACTTGAAACCCATTGAAACACTAACAATCATCGGTTGAACACCAATACCCTCAGGGTTCAAATCAAATTTACCATCCTCATATGAAAAATTACAACTGTCAATAACGACTTTAGAATGGTAAAAATCACCAATTCTCAACACACAAATTGGGGGTGCACCAAACGAAGTATTTCTTGCATCTGTGTCCTTTAGTGTACCGCCAGCTTGTTTGGTTGGGACGGTGTCACCAGGTCTTGTACATTGTAACAAGAAAGTTAATCTTTCGTTCAAACCCTCAGGTGTCATTGAGTGAAACGCTGGATGAAAATATTTTAATTTTTCTTTCAAAGAATCATAAACAAAAGGATTACTTTCTTTCATAAATTTGAAGTAATCAGCCTCACTTAGTAGTTTTCTAATAACCTGTTTGTTAATTGATTCTTGTGTTGGTACACTTGGGTTGTTATTGTTGTTTCCATTTTGTCTTTGTGTTTCAGACAATAATCTATCAATAACTGATATTGGACCTGTTTCAACACCTCCGTTTGGATTGTTGATGTTTGGCAGTGGGGTCTCAATAATGTCCTCAATAATAACCCTTCTACATCCAACAGGTCCAGCACCGTATTGGTCAGTTGTTTCTGTGCTACACTTATAATTAATTGGTTGTATAGTCTCGTCAACAGAACCATTACTTTTTGAAATTTTTACTCTCTTGTCGTTGTTTATTAAAGATTTTATTGTGTCTTCAATACATGTATTTCTTTCCGAATCAATTCTATTTCCCTCATTATAAGACACGTTTGAACGTAATCTAATTTCAATTTTTACATTAGCGTTTGATGATAAGACCGTTTTAATATTTTCGGTGAACGCAGTTAGAGCGTTTTCAGAAGATGAAATTAGAGTTTGTTGTGTTGGTGCTATTTTACTGAAATTACCACTTGTTGTATATGTTACAACATTGTTTGAGTAGTTTCCTCCACCACCATCGTTATAATCAAAATAAAATTGTGTTGACTTATAACCACTTAGTTGTGGCGTATATACTTGTTGTCCAACATTTGAGTTTGAGCTTAATGAACCACCAGCTGCGTCCCCACCAATATTCAAAGATTGATTAATAACGTCTTTAATTTTTTCTGGGTTACCCGAACCGTTTATAATCTGTTGAATTTTAGATAGTTCTGTTGTCGAAAAGTTATTATATCTTTTAGATAATTCGTAAATATCAAATTTGGTTAGTCCAGCAAAGAATGAATCAATAACTTGGTCAGCAATTTGACTCGAAGCTGTATTACTCAAAACCCTATTCACCAACAAATTCATTACAGACGGATGGTCAACTATTACTTTAAAACCCAAAGTACCACCTCTACTTGTATTCTTATAGGTATATATTTCTTCAGGTCTTCCTAAAAAAGAGTTTCCTTCCCATTGAACCGAGTTGTTTTCGGCGAATGTTAAATCATATGGTGGAAACCACATAACTCTACCACCATTAGGACCTCTTTCTGATTCCGCTAAATCGGTGTATCTAAAACCAGGTCTTCTTGATGTTCTCCAAGCAAGGTTTTCTAATGACAACATATACTTCTTAACTTGCCCCCCTTCTAAAGTTGTTGAATCGGGACCTGATGTTGGGTACATATTTAAGTTATATGTCTTGTCTAAGATTGAATATGGGTTTTTTCTAATGTTACCATCACTTCTTACCAACTTTTGGTTGTCATAATATGGAATGTCTTTGGCAAATACTCTACCGTATTCTTCTCCTTTAAACACACCATTGTTGTCGGTGTATCTAATTACCCTTGAACCTTTTGTTATTTCCTTATATCCATCGTTAAACACCTTAGATACTTGGTCAATGGCGTTACCAACGTGCTGTAATCTTTTTGAACCAGCGGGTTGTGAATTAATTAATCTTTGTGTATCATCCAAAATACCACCTTGTTTAAGTGGGTATTCGGTTGATTCACTTCTTGTATAGTTCGCAGCAATTGGTTGGTATCCTGTGTCTTGTCCTTTAATGTCACCACCAACACCAACTTTAAATCCTGCGTTTCCTTTGTATTTTGGTGATACCCATGTGAATCCACCTTGTACACCACCGCCCTCTATGGTTGGTGTTTGATTTAATCCAAATTTAAAATCAACATTGTTTTCATATAACTTACCTAAGTTACTTGGTCCGTATACGTTTGTTTCAACCTCAACACCAAATTGGTTAACAGGAATTTGTCCTGAAGGTGATAAAATATCTAATGGTTCTGATGTTCTACTACCAATGTAGTAGTTTCCTTTAGGTGCGGTTAAATTTAAATTACTTAGGAAATTGGCTTTGTAGTCAGGTGTATAATAGTTTAATGATAAATTATTAAAAAGTACTTTTCTTGTTCCACCACTTGTGTAAGCTAAAAATACATCTGATGAACTTTTTTTACTTGGTAATACTGCAGGAAAACCAAAAAGTCTTGATACCGCATTTACTGTTTGGTTCAACACACTTTTTTTTCCAACGTTGTTAAAATAATCACCAGGTATATATGAGTATGGTGAATAAACACCTGTGACTCTTGATATAAAATCCAATCCCTTACCCACAAAACTATCGGGTACAGTTATGTGCCAATCAGGTTCAATAAGTGGTTGTCTACCTGTTATTAAATTTAAAATTCTATATGGGTCACTTCCTGTTTGAAGGAAGTTTGCTCTACCTACAGTTTGTTGAAGTGTTTCAAAAGCAATCGACGCTTCAAATAGTTTTCTTAGATTGGTTGCACCAATTTGTGCCAGTGCGGAATCCTGTGATAATGTACCTAAGGTACCTGTTGGGTCTTTACTTAATAATATGTTTATTGGTGAATAACTTGAAGCTTTATATGTGTAATATTCTGCTCTTGTTGTTAATTGTCTAATTATTAATTCTAACTCTGATGATGCATCACCCCATCCATCTTGTGGTCCAAATAAGTTTTTGGTAATTAGATTTTTTTGTAAAAATTGTGATTCATCGAATTTTTTTGTTTGTGGACTTGTAAAATTAAATTCACCTTCGTTAGAATTATTTACAATAACTTCATTGTTGGCACTAGTTTTATAACCACCTTCAGGACCATATTGATTGACGGTATATAGTCGTTTTTTTTCTGAAACACCAGTATCAACCATGTCTGGCTGATTAATTAAAGGAACATCAATCCACGTTGTTTCTTTAGTATACGTAAGATTTTTGGGTACAGTTTGTGTTGAAGAACCTTTTACAAAATAAGGCTCTAAATTAGAAACAATCAATCGTTTTCTAAATTGTTCGGATGCTGAAAATGATAATAAGCTGTCTGCCATCTTATACTGTTTCTAATAAATAGATGTAACAGGATTTTTTATTCTTATTTTTTACCAGGTGATGACGAGCCAACACTATATCCACTACTATCTGATGCGCTTACCTTGATTGATTTTGCAATCTCATTCGCAATATGTGTTTTAATAACATCTGACAATCCAACATCAATACCCGTAACCTTAACATCAATTACCGGATTACCCTCAACTTTAATAAATTTATCTTTAGAAACCGCTTGTGTGTATTCATTTATTCTATCTAAAAAAGTATCCTTATCACCAGCAGAAAAAGATGTTTTTAAATCACCAAGTATTTTAGTACCTCCTTCAATTGATTTATCTAAAATGTTTTTTACTTGTTCTTGAGCCTTAACAACCACACCTGTGTAACCTTCTAATGTAGTTGAAAAATTACCAGCCTTTAAAGTTGCCATTGAAAATGCGTTTGTTAACTGATTATTAGCTGAAATAACCGATTCTGTTGCGGATAAATTTCGTTGTATACTATCAATATTAGCTTCTGTATTATTTTTTAATTCACTACCTGAACCTTGTATATTTGATAAAATTTCTTTTACTTTATCAGGACTTAACCCACCAATATCTTGACCTTCAATTGTTACAACTCCACCTTTTTGTAGTTGAGCATAACCTGCAAGTGTTTCTTGTTCTTCTTTAGATAATCCCTCAAACTGTGGTTTAAATTGGAATTGACTTATAATTTTTTCTTGTTTGGCTAATTTTAAAGCGGTCTCCTCAATTTCTTTAGATTCAATGCCTAAATTTTTTAATCCCCTTAATCTTAATCTTTCATTAGCACTTATTTCAAATTGACCAGTTTCTTCATTAAATGTTGCAATACCTCTAGTTGCGTTAATTAATTGGTCATTTAATCCTTTTAAGTCGTTTTGTGCCATGTACAATAACTGAGCACCATCTCCAAGTTGTGAAAATGAACCACCCAGTGTTTGAAGTTGTGCGGCGTATTCGTAAGCTTTTTCCGGACTATCCATAATTTGGTCAGCAAAACCTTGAGCAACACTCAATGTATCACCTAAAAGTTGTGATTTGGCGACCATTGACGCTAAATCTGAAACACCTTTTGGAAAACCATACTTGTTTACTATATCTAATTTTTCACCGACGGTACCAAGAAATTTACCGACATTTAATCCATACGCCTTTGCCGTGTTAACTAATTGAATTTGTTTTTCTGTGGCGGCATCCATACCACCACCAACTTTATCAAAGAACTTAACAAAAGAATTAATAGTCTCACCTTTAACACCGTATTTTTCAATTGCTTCAACATTTTCATAAAATTGTTGAGACAAATATGTTGTTCTACCTATTTGTGAATTAATTTCGGTAAATGTTTTAATAACACCTTCCAAAGACCCACCCATTTTGATTACATTAACAGCGGCTCTTCCTAATTCGTTTTCAACACTTTTTGCGTAAGCAGCACTTTGTCCTAAATTTCTGGCACCAGAAATTAACTTGGTATCAAAATTTGATACCGTGTTAAGAGTTTCTTTAAAATTACCTTTTAATCTTTCAGATATCTTACCAACCTTTTCAAGTTCGGCTGCAAGTCCTGTTACTTGTGTGGTTGTTTGGGTTACTTCGTTTTCTCCTGCCATAATAATAAATATTATTTATTGGATTTTTCACGAGCCTCCATAATCATATCGTGTTCTTGAAGAACCTTACCAATAAAATATTTTCTTTCATATGTTGGCATATTCATAATATCAACATATGAAAAGTTAGCGTTTTTAACTAAAAAAAATGTTTCGTCTAATAGTATTTTTTTATACTCCGAAGAAAGGGCGAAAAAAGTCTACCCCAAAATTGACAGTGATGTCAATTATTTCTCCTGACGGGGTTCTGACTTGTTTGGTTAAATCCAATCTTGGCTCAACCTCTTTTAAAAATTTTCTAATAAATTTAGAATCGGCAATTGGCATTTGTTGAACATACTTTACAATAGATTCTCTATCCGAACTACCATTTATTGAAATAATCTGAGCTTCCAACTTTCTTGTAATAATTGGTGCTATCATACTTTTTGGGTAGATTTCCATTTCCTTGTCAATCATGTTCTCTTCACCATATGTTAAAAGTTTTAGTTTAACAATATCTTTTGAAGTGGGTAATGTTGTTTCAAACAGACCTTCTTGGTCAGGTGTTAGGTCAACTTTTTTTATATTTAATTCGCTCAAATCAACCTCAGCATCAAATCTTTGATTTGTTTTTGGGTCATATGATGACAATATATATTTTGTTCCAAATGCGGTATTTCTTAAAAAAAGTAAAATAGCTTCAATATCACCACCTAACATTTCATCAATCCTAAAATCAGGTTCGTAAATTTTTGATTTCAATAATTGATTAATCACATTATCACTATTTGAACTCATTAGCAGATTTTCATCTTGGGCCGTCAAATATCCAACCTTAACCGATTTCTTTTTATTTTTATAAAATAAACCTTGTGAAGGTAGTGGTACCACATCGTGTGGTAAGTTAAAATTCATTTGTCCGTATTGTATTTCGTTTTCCATAAAAAAAGCCAAGGATTACCCCTGGCTTTAAATATAAACTGACTTTGTTTTTTGTAAATGAAATATTAATAAACTAAGATACATCTATCAGGACGAAGTGTTGCTGAGATGGTTTGTAAACCGTCATCAGTATAAGACACACCCTGAAAGTCCACGTCTGTTAGGAAACAACCTTGTAAAATCCATTTTTCAACCGCAACACCTGTCGGGTCTAACATTTCCAAAGTAATATCCTTTTTGTAACCAGCAGCATATCCCATACGACCTGTTACTGATTCAGCGTGTAAACGAACCCATTCCATAAGAGCTTGAGCAGCTGATGGTCCAATAGGGTCACGGAAAGTAACACCAATTGTTCCCCACTCAAACATACCAGCAACATAAGTTTTGGTATTTAAGAAAGGAATTTCTTTTGATGCAATTGTTATTTTTGGTCTGGCAGCAGATTCTACATACCAAGAATTAATACCCAATGAAGTAGGAAACGTTAAAATAAATCGGTTTTTACGTTTTGGTTCATACGGGTCGGGCATTTTCATTAATAAGTCAGCCATTTTATTATATTTTTGTTTTAGTTATTTTAGTTTATTTACCTATAAATACTTGATTATCCAAATTTTTTCTCTTATATTATCTAGGCGTTCTAGTTTATTATTTATTTAAATATTTAATATCTAGTTTTAGTTTGAGCTTTTGTTAAATATGTAGTTACTGGATGCTCTAGACCAAATTCTTTATTTAAGAATTCTTTAACTTTTTCCACATTTCTTTCATCGTCATCTGAGAAACCTATTGAAGGTACCACGAAATTATTGGACACATCATTTTTGAACAATACTTTCCCCCCCACCTTGTTTGCAAGTTCCTTACAATAACTGATAAACTCTCTTAATGCGTTTATTTTTCCTTCTTCAGGATTGGCTTCAGAACCAGTTCCGAAAGATACAGGGTGAAAACGACACATGTCCAAATATTCTTTAATCATTGTATTGTCATCTTTAATATCCTCACCTGTAAAATCACGGTATTTCTTTAATGATTCCACCAATTTTTCTTGGTCCAAACCACTCACATTATTTTTGATGAGTTTGTAAACCGCTTGTTTTAAAATCATCGGATTGTGTCCACGAGCTGTGATGATGGAAAAAATTGACCCACCATTAATACACTCAACAAAATCATCCCATGATGGTCCCAAACTCGCCGACATTACATCAACCAAAAATTGTCTTTCACCCTCACCTCTAAAATTTCTAAAAGGATTTGATGCAAAACCAACAATAGTTTTTCCGTTGTACACAAATGGTTTTTTACCCAATTCGTTTCTATATTCAGCAAAATCATCAGTAGACATACCAATCTCATTATCTTTGTCATCTAATACCATAATTTTTGTTGGCATATTCATTACATTGTCATCCCAATCAAAAGCGTAATATTTGTGGTCAGGTAATCCTGATGGGTCCATACCCTCAGTTACCATTTCTAACAATTGTCTTCTAATTGATTTTTTTAAATTCATTACTTTTTGTCTTTTGATAATTTTGCAATGATACTTTCTAACTGTGATTCAGTTAAAACAATGTTTTGTGGTTTTTTAGAATAAGTTTTTTTACCATTAGTTGGTACTTCTAAACTTTCCATTAATACTTTTTTTGTAAATTCCATAGTTTTATATATAAATAATAGGGAGGGGGTTTTTATTTCCCCTCCCGTGTTTATTTTTAAATATTTTCAAATCTCTTCTGATTGAATCCAAAATTGGATTAACAGAGTCTAAGAAATCTTGTCTAACTTTGTCATCGTTTTGTTCAAACAACAATCTGACAGCTACAGCTGAAATCAACTTACGAGCTTGTAACAACAATCTTCTTACGTTAATTCTATCAAGAGCAGATTCTGCGACTTGAGTAGTCTTGTTACCAAAAATTAATGTTCCAACATCAGAGAATGTTGCGATTGGGTTGATTCTACCTTGATATAATGTATCTCTATCGTCTTGTGTAAGTTTCTTACGAGCTTTAACTGAATTTACAATACCTCTTGTGTAACCTGCTGATGCGAACCAAGGGAACGAAATGTTATCAGTCAATGCTAAGTTTCTACAAACCTCAGCGGTTGGTGGAAGGTAAATTTGAGTATTATTGACAGTGTCTCTTGTTAATACCCAAGGGTAGTAAGTTGCTGTGTAGTTAGAATCAATTCCTGTTGTGTCTAAATTGTCGACAGCTTCAGTTGGATAAATTAAATCAGTTTCGTACGATGTTGTTGTATCAACAAACATATTGTAATCAGGACAAGTCATTACATATAAAGAGTCTGCCCTTTGAGATTCAATCATATCAATTGCGTCTTCAACTAAGTTAGAGTTATTAACAAAATCGATACCCGGTGTTACAAACACGTTGATATTTGTAGCCTCAGGGTTAGCAAATGTTTGTTGACCTAGTAAGTATGCGTAGTAGTCGGTGTTAGCAAAATCAGTTGTATTACCTTCTACAGATATTTGTTTGAACGCTCCCCAACCAGTTGCACTTGGGAACTGAGTTGTTGGTGATGCACCTTTTAAGTAACCTGAACCACCTAATACAAAGTTATCACCGTTGGTTCTTGATTTTCTATAAATGTCCCAACCATCAAAACCTCCACGAGCAAACAACGTGAATTTTCTTGATTGGATTCTAAAATATGGATTTGTAGGGTCACTTGAGTCAGTTGGTCCAAAAGAAGCGTTTCCAACTTCAAAAGCAGAAGTGCCCGAAGTACTATAACCATTTGATATAGTAACAACAGTAGCACCTGAATCCATGTGGAATCCCTTAGATAAGAAATCCCAATAACTTGGTGAAGTTTCGATTGTTAAATTTGAAGGTGTGATAATACCTTTATAATTAAAATATTCAGGGTCATAACCAATTGTGTTGGACAAACCTAAGAATACTCTATTAATTTTATCACCTGAACTTCTTTGAACAGATGATAAAGGTGGTTGGAATATAACCTCACCTGCAACATCATATTTAGTTTTATAAATTGGGAATGGTGTTGTTGAACCATAATAATTTCTCATTGAATATCCTTCGAACCCACTCGGTAATGCGTCTGTCGGTGCTTCAGAACTAATTTCTAACATTACATATTTAGACCTTACTTGATATTCACCATCACTAGTTCCAATTTTTACACCAACGAAACTGTTAGAAGCTGGGTTCATAGAACAATTTGTATATTTTTCTAAGAACACTGGATTTGCATCTGTATCATTATATGCTCTGATACCAACATCAAAAGTACCATTGTTAAACGAAACGTTTAATATTGATATTTTTACTTCTTGGTTAGCGTCGTTACCATCAGAAATTAAAATAAACTTGAATAATTTATAAACAGTATTACCTCTCAATTCTGAAACTAAATAAGGTGTTTCAGGAGTTTGATATTTTTCTAAGTAACAACCAATAGATTGTAAAGTACCGTTATCGTCTTGAGCGGATGGTAAAGCTGTGATGGTTTCGTTAATACCTCTAATGTAACCTTTCTTGTATGAATAATTAAGAAAATTCGTAAATTGTTCTTCAACAAATAAAGGAACTTCATCTGAAGGTTTACCGAAGTTAGAAAAACCAAATACTTTAGAAATATAATTACTGTCTGTTGAATCCAAAGACACTTTAAATTCAAACGTACTACCATCATTAGTAACACCCGAAATTCCGAACGGTGCGTAAGGACTCATTGTTACACCACTATAAACGCCATTACTATCCAATACAACACTAGTCGTACCCGTAACTTCATAAACAGGATTTGTTCCTGTTGTATATGTTGACAGACCTCTTGAACGTAAAGTCGCAACAACAACATCATTGTATTCTGTAAAGGCAGTACCAATTTGTGTAAAAGCCGATAATTGAACCGAACCCGAAAACGAACCTGACGCACCTGTTAAGGTGTCAATTTTTGAACTAAACGAATATCCCGAATATCCATTACCAGTTGTTGGGTTGAATTGAGCGTAGTACCAAGCGTCATTATCTCTACTTGGATAATCAGTATCAGCGTCTTTTAAACTCGGAACATCATAAACATTTGTTAATCCTGTCCATCCACCACCCGTAAGTGAGTCATAATAAGAGTCGGGTATTGTACCAAATACGTAAGCAGTTGTTGCACTTGTTGATGCCGCAGATGCGTTAGAACCAATTACACCACTAACAAATGTCTTTAACTCAGAACTGATAGTTGATGTTGTACCATCCGATAATGTGAATTGACTATTTAAATCAGGACTAAAAATAGTTGATGGGAATGGAGACTCAAACAAAATAGTTGATGTCCCACCAGTTGTTCCTGTAAAAGTTACGGAAACCGACGAAAGAACACTATCTTGTGAAACTGAACCACCACTCACGTTCGCAATAGTACTAATAGACCAAGATGGTCCCGCATCATAACCCGACAAACCAAGAATTCTTGATACGAATAATTGGTTAGATTGTGATAAGTATGATTTGGCGATATACGCCGCTTCGTATATTTGATGTTGCCATTATTTGTTTTTTTTATAAGTTGTTTTATTTACTACATAAATATTATTGATTTTTGTAAAAATCTTAGTATAGGGATACTATTTATAAATCAGTATGAATAAATTCTTCCTTTTTTCTGCCCAATGAAAAAAACACCCAAAAAAATAAAGAATATCAAGATATCTGAAGAATCACACACAATTCTCAAAAAGTATTGTGAAGAAAATGGACTTAAGATTTATGGATTTTTAGAAAATATTATCAAAGAAAAATGTCGTATTAAGACCGACATTTACGGTGACCCGTTAGACTAATTTAATATCAAACAAAATATTTGAATCATTATTTGTTTGACCAGTCTTTTTTTCAATTTGAATCACCAAACCAATTTGTGAACTCATTGGAAAATAAGACAAATCCTGTCCAATATACTCTTGAACACCATGAGTCAATGTATATGCACTATAATGTTCAACATTTTCAGAACTTACAAAATTAAAGTCATAATTTGTTGGTAATGAACTTTGTGTTAAAGTGGTATTTGAACCAATAAATTGATAATTTGTTGGTATATTGTTTGGATTGGGAGTCGAAGCTATTGCTTTTCTTGATTTGGTTTTAGTACTAACGTCAACCATAGTTAATACTCTTGACACCGCAGGTGCCACTTCAAACTGTTCTTCATCCAATAAAACACCTAACATTTTGAATGTATAATTCTGAATGAAGTATCTTCTTTTTTGTAATTCAACCACCGATTCATCTGAAATACTATCCATAATAATCGGAATGTATCTTCCCTTAATTAAAGCATATGATTGTCTTGATGAAAATTTATCTAAAACCTTTTGATTAAACGCATTCAACTCTCGCATTCTATTTGTAAAGATTTTTATTTCGTATGTAATATCAACAGGAATTGGTTGTGGTATTTTATAAACATCCATACCATTTCTTGCTCCGTCAAAATTGGGAACCAAAGCGTATTGAAATAATGGTCTACCAGGTATTCTATAATTTGTTGCTCCCTGATTTGTTCCATAGGGTGTTTCAGGTTTTCTAACTGTTGCAACAAAAGGTGGTTTAATGTTCGAATCTAAATCTTGAAAATTCCAAGTTTGTGTAAACTGTGCCCAGTTCTGAGTGGTAATAATAACATCAACTGTGTTAACAACTTTTCCGTTAACACTAATTCCTAAATCATTCTTTACAAAATCTAACATCCCCCTATCCAAATCGGCGTGATAAATTCCTTTTGGAAGATATGTTCCATCTTTTTGAATTTGTTCCAATAATTCTTCCCTTCTAGGTTGAAGAATTTTTTTTGGTGTTAAAGAAATTGTTTTAACAAGTTTTTTTGGTGTTGCCATTATATTCCTTTAAATTCGTCTTCACTTACAGGTGTACAAACAAATGTTCTATAAAATGGTTTGTATCCACCATATGTGTGTTTATTGTCCGAAACAATCCTTCCGTCATCTGCAACAGAATAATATCTCATCCTACTTTCAGTTTCAGGATATCCAATGTAATCACCATATGAAATTGTAATTGCTTCTTCTTCCAAATAGTGAAGATATACACTCATAATCAAATTACCTGGTTCAGTTTGACTTAATTTTGAATTACCAAAAGTCGCTTGACTTGGTGCTTCGATTTTAACAAACGCTTTAATTTCAACAGGTGCCAAATAAGACACCGAATCTGTTAACGCCTCACCATATACATCATCTTGATTTGTTTTACTCTTGTCAACACGATATAAAACCAATGTAAAGTTCATATCACCGTACAACCATTCCTCACCCATAGATATATTTAGGTTAAAATCCTGTTCACCAAAGAATTTGGATATTCGTGTAATTGGTACTTTATTTGTCATTATTGATAAATACAATAAAATTGATTATATTTCTTTATTAAAACTATTTTGATTTGGAAAACCCCATAATTGAAAACTCAGGATTATTAGAACAAAAAGCCCTTAATACCCTACATGATTATCAGGGTGCAAATAACTATATCCTAAAATTAAAAGGTATTTTCAACCCAAACAAACGTGGTATTCCAACAAGAAGTCAATGTGAATACATTTTAAACCACTCAAACACAACACCAAAAGTTGCAAAAAAATGGGTTGAATTGGATGATTATTTTTCTGAAAAAATATCAAACGAAAAATTATATACAGTTCCACCAAAACAAGTGTGGATTGAAAAGTTATTAGTTGAAAAAGATAAGTCTTATCATATTTGGGGTCGTTTTTTTGATAGTGAACCTTTAACAGATTTTTGGTTACCAAAGGCGGCAATCATTAAAAACCCTGAACAATACTATAAAGAAATTGATTATTCAAAGTATTCACATAGACCACTTCTTTCACACCAAGTTGAGGCGGTAGAAAAACTTGTAAAAACAAAAAGGTTTATTTTGGCTGATGATATGGGATTGGGTAAGACAACATCAACCATTGTGGCGGCGTTGGAAACTGAAGCCAAAAGAGTTTTAATTATTTGTCCTGCGTCATTAAAGATTAACTGGCAAAGAGAAATTGAAAATTACACAAAACGCTCAACATATATCTGCGGAAGTAAAAGATATGAGGATGCTGATTTTGTAATTGTTAATTACGACATTCTAAAAAACTTTCACGACCCAAAAGATAGGGACAACTCTCGTGTTTTAAAAAGTAATTTTGATTTGGTTATTATTGATGAAGCACATTATATTCAAAATAAAACCGCACAAAGAACAAAATTAATCAACGACTTTGTGAAGGGGGTTGACAGATTGTGGTTGTTAACGGGTACACCAATGACATCACGACCAATGAATTATTTTAATTTGTTAGAACTTATTGAATCACCCGTTGCAGCAAATTGGATGGCATATGTTGTTAGATATTGTAATGGGTACCAATTCAAAGTTGGTAATAGAAAAGTTTGGAATGTTATGGGAGCTTCAAATTTAGAAGAGTTAAGAGACCGAACAACAAGACAAGTATTAAGAAGATTAAAAACAGATGTATTAGATTTACCTGATAAAATTATCACCCCCGTTTATTTGAGATTAAAATCAAAAGAATATGAAGAATTAATGGGTGAGTATTTTGATTGGTATGAAAAAAATACCGATGAGAGTTCATCATTAACCGTTCAATTTACCAAGTTAACAAAGGTACGTCAGGTAATTGCACAAGAAAAAATACGGTCAACCATTGAATTGGTTGAGAACATATTAGAACAAGATAAAAAAGTAATAGTTTTCACAAACTTTACCGATTCCCTAAATAAAATTTATGACCATTTCGGTAAACAAGCCGTTTACTTGGATGGTTCATGTTCACCAGCAAAAAGACAAAACGCTGTTGACGAATTTCAAAACAATGAAAAAATAAAAGTGTTTGTTGGTAACTTAAAAGCGGCGGGTGTTGGTATTACACTTACTGCCGCTGAGGCGGTTATTATGAATGATTTATCATTTGTTCCATCCGACCACGCACAAGCTGAAGACCGAAGTTATAGATACGGACAAAAATCAAACGTATCGGTATATTATCCAATATTTGAAAATACTATTGAGGGTACAATTTATGATATTCTCAATAAAAAGAAAAATATTTTTGAAACCGTAATGGGTGATAACGTGGGCAGGGCAGAGATTGTACAAGAAATTATGAATCAAATTTTTGGTAAGAGGTAAGTTTTTTGAAAATCTATTTATTTATAAGATAATGATAGATTATGAAATTTAAAAAATTAAAAGCCGAAATTGAAGAATTAGAAGACAAATTAACTACCAACGAAGACCTACAAGAATCAATACAAAACGAACAAAAAGAGATTATTAATGAAATGAAAAAAATTGGGATTGAAAGATTACCATATTCATATTCATCACTTGGTAGATTTATTGACCCCAAAGAAACAAACCATTAACGGTCCTGTAGAAGAAAAAATTAAAAAAGACTTTGGTTCTTACGAAGAATTCAAAAAACAATTCACGGAAAAATCACAAAAGAATTTTGGTTCAGGATGGTGTTGGTTGGTAATTAATGGTCAAGGTAAATTAAAAATTGTTACGACATCAAACCAAGATAACCCATTAATGAATACCGTCAAAGATGGTGGATATCCAATATTGGGTCTTGATTTGTGGGAACACGCATATTATTTAAGATACCAAAACAAAAAAGATGAATATATAGGAAAATTTTTCTCAGTTATTAATTGGGACTTTGTTAACACACTTCTTATATCTAAAAACGAAAAAAAACTTAACGAAGAAAAGTTAGCTGGTGAATTACTTGTTGAAACAAGAGAAAGTATAGGTTGTTCAACAACAGAGGTTAAAGAAATAAACAAAATGTTTTCAATGAACACACAAGTAAAATATAAATTCATGAATACAATCAACACAATCATGAAAGAAAAATTTTCAGAATATTGGTTTGAAAAAGACCAATATGAACCAGGTTCAATGTCAGGAATTTATAATTACGGAAAACCAGGTCGTTCAGTTATTAACAAATTAAATACAAATTACAGTTCGTTTTGTATTTTGATGAATGATTTAAATTTTTATTTAATTAAAAACAATATAAAACCTATATCATTTGGGGATAAAGATAAATTTGCACAAATTAAAGAAGTTGAAAGATTTACAAAATATCTTTATGATTTAAGAGACCGAATCTTTAACTTGTCAACATCTAAAACTTTTCAAAATATTGTACAGAAATTAGTACAAACCGATTCCAAAGGTGAGGAAAGAGAAGATATTACTGTTATAGCATTAAGAAAAATATTTGGAACTGAAGACGTTCACAAAATTGGTGGATTGGGTTCTGAAGAAGATATGATTTCGGGTGTTGATGCGATTATTAATAAAGATGGTCAAAGATTGACAGCACAAATTAAACCATTTAGTGGTGTAAAAGATTTTAATGATGATAGTGTTATGGTGTTCGGAGCGAGCGCACCAAAACAATATAAAACTGATTATTTAGTTTTTAATAATAAAAACAAGACAGTCGTATTCAAAAATCAAAATACAAAAATTATTGATGGTAATTATGTATTTCCAAAATCAAACATATTTGGAGATATTTGATATTTATAAAGAAGATGGCAATTATTGTAGAACCAGAAAGAAGTAAACTCTATAGAAGAATTAAAGCCCTTCTTGGTGCACCTGTTAGAGGTGTTGAGTTAGAAGATGAGCAAATGGACTCATTATTAGAACTTGCGATTGGGGATTACGAACAATATATTTTAGATTGGTTAATTGAAGCACAATGGACTTCTTTATATGGACTGAACCTTGACGAACAGTCTTTAACAAGGGCACTTACCAAAAGAAGTTTAGATTGGGAAACACAATACACTTACGCATATTCAAAGATAGTTGGATTACAAGCTGGTGGTGATTGGGTACTTAAAAAAGATTATGTTGATTTGGTTCCGAACCAACAAATTTATGAAATACCTAAGGGTCGTGAAATTAATGAACTTTTATGGTTCATGAGAGCCGAATTAAACAATTCATTATTCGACCCATTTATGGGTGGATTTGGAGGATTTGGTGGAACTGGATTAGGTGGTCCTGGCGGATTTGCACAATTTGGTGCAAGTGGAAGTTATTTTATGATGCCAGCGTTTGACGTTGTGTTAAGAATGGCGGATAGAAATCTCAAACAAAGAATGATTGTTGGTGATTTGACATATAGAATTACAGCATTGCCTGAAGGAAAAAAAGCATTACACTTATACAACACACCTGGTGGAAGATTTGATTTTTCAAATATTGGATTTAACGAATATAGATGTTGGTATTGGTACTACGATACTGATGGTGACCGTGATGATTGTTTGGCTGCAAATCCTGACATTGTTAGATTACCATCTGACATACCATTAGAAGCGTTAAATTGGCAGGACCTTAATACACCCGCACAACAATGGGTTAGAAGATGGTTTACCGCTTACTGTAAAGAAACATTAGGTCGTATTTATGGTAAATACAGTGGTAACCTTAAAACCCCTGACTCTGAACTAACATTGGACTACACATCTTTGTTAGGTGAGGCTAAAGATGAAAGAGCAAAACTTGAAGAAGAATTAAAATTACGTCTTGAAAGATTAAGTCCTGTTAAACAAATGGAAAAGGAAGCCTTAATTGCTGAAAACCTAAATAAACAATTAAAATATAGAGCGTTCCCAAGTCCCTATAATGTAATTTAATTTTATGCCAATATTAAGGAGTATACCGAGTAAAAAAATTATTAACGGAATTGAAGTAAAAACATCTGAGGTCGCTTTAATTTCCGAATCAAATTACACAACAACAGGTGAATACGCAATTGTGATTAAAACTGTTGAACATTGTGATTTGTTATTAGATAGTAAAACAACTGACCACATTGTTGTCAAAGCTCTTACCAAAGTTACAATTAGACCCGATAAGAGCAAAATTGACGAACAATATGATGAAGTTGAAATTGGAAAAGGTGCATGTGTTGAGTTTCACTTTATAGGTGGAAACTGGTACATCTTATCTTCAGACGGTCTCAAATTGGACTAATTCTTGTTCCCATCCATCTTCAGCTAAATCATAGATATAGTCAGGACTAATACCAACCCTATCCCAAAACTTCACTTCTTGTTCAGAAACCGTTAAAACATCTACCAATTTATCTTGGTCGGTATCCTCGAAAGGGTGACCATTGATTAATTGACATTGTTCTTTTGTATAGAATTCCCTCTTACTTGGGTTATCAATAATCAAAGAATCTCTAACATCATCTTTAAACACAACCATCAAAGGTTCAATACGTTTGTTAAATGTTGTTATTGCTCTCGCTATATTATACTCACCCAACATATCAGGATTTCTTTCAAGTTCCTCATTGTCCAATCTATAGGCATTGATTACCAATGAGTCAACTTTTTTAACAACATCACCATGTGATGCTTTTGTACCGTTGTTAACATAAAAAATTACATCACCCAAGTTAGCCGCAATACCATCATGAATAATAAGTTCCATATGTGCTTGTCTTGACATCATACTTCCTGATTTGGTTTTTTGACCACATCTTACTTTGTAATCCTCAATAGAAATTTTAACTTTAGCACGAGACGCAATTTGTTTTAATGGAATTTGTTTGTTAAAGATTTTTTCTAAGTATTCATAATACCACTCAACAAATTGTTGACCTTCACCCATCAATAACATTTTAATTCCTTTGTCCAAAAACGCCTCAATATATAATGGTAATTTCTTTGATTTGATTGTGTTACCAACCAATTTAATTTTACCTTTGTCTGTCATCAAGGCGTAGTTCTTACGTGCCAAGTTAATACAAGATGGCCAAACACCATCATTATCTAATGCCATTTCACCTTTCATGAACAAGTCATTATATTCCGCAATGTCAGCAGCGGCACCTGAATACTCTTTACCTTCTTTAACTTTCCAATTCAAACCTTTACCAATGTATTTACGAGATTCAACATCCACAGGTGATGAAAAGTTCACACCGTCCGTATCCATTACCAATGGGTCATATCCACGATTCATAAAGAACTTAATCATTTGACGTAGATATTGTCTACCTGTACAAGTAATCCTCTCACCCTGATTCATGTCACCCCAGTGAAATACTTGAGGTGCAGATAACGCTCCAAACATTGAGTTAATGAAAATCTTAATTGGTAATTGTTTACGGTCATAAGATTTAGATTTTACAGGGTCACTCTTTTCAAACTCCTCCGCCAATTGTTTATACATAATACGAGCATTTCTAAAGTATGTTAACATACCTTTCATTACTCCTGTTATGTCACAATCAGGGAATACATCATGAACCAACTGAATTGATGGATATAGTGAACTAAAGTCAAGTTTCAATACATCGGTTGAATATCCAACTTTAACCAAACGTGACAATCCACCAACAAAGTCTTGTTTCTGTTGTTTAGCAGGAATTGCAAGTCCATGTTTATATGACCACGCTCTCATTTGGATTTCCCAAAGTGTTGCGGTTCCCATTGTTGCAATTCTCTGATAAGTTGTTGGAACCAAAGAGGCCAACAGGAATGAACCCTGATTAAATTCTTCGTCAACCCTTAATGTCTCAATTAAGTCATCATCAAGGTATCTTTCAACAATGTTATCACCAGTTGTTTTAATATAAGTGTCATCTCTTCTTCCGCATACTTCATCCACCTTTGGGTCAATACCACATTTTTTGTATTTACCATTTTGTATATTTAACCAATAATCTTCCTTTTTGGCATACATGGAACCAATATCGGTATGGTCAATGTAGATGCGGTCAGCATCTTCAGCTTCCAAATATTGAACAATGTATTTCAAACCCGCTGATTTGATATTTGAGTTAATTGCTTGTGCACGTCTTACCGAGTGTAATGCGTCAATAACATTATAACCCCAAATTGATGTTTGAGTATAATCTTCAATTTCGTTTGCAAGTTTCAACAAACCTTTTGATTGTGTAATTGATTTTTCAGGGTTAAGTGATTTACAGATTCTTTTCATATCCAATCCCAAAGCTTTCGCCCTTTCAAATATCCAATGCCAGTCAAACGCAAATCCGTTATATGATACAATAATTGATGGTTTAATTTCGTGGATATAATTAAAAAAATCTATGATACCTTGTTTTTCCTGTTCCTCATTTGAACATTCAATAACCTTGTGAAACCCTTTGTTTGTCTTTAATCCAAACATGAATATTCTACCATCTTTTGGT